TCTTCTCGTTTTCCTAAATGATATCTTACAAGTTCCAGGAGAAGGATACACTCTCACTGGAGGAAGTGTTCTTACTTTTGCTGAACCTCCAAAGGGTCCAACAAATAACGGAGGATTCTCTGGCGATAAATGTAAAATTTTATTTTATAAAGGAAGTGGAGATATTGATGTTGTTTTCCGTGATGTTTTAGAAACAGTTAAACCTGGAGATAACTTAACAATCAAAAATCAGGAGAAGAGATTAGTCACTCAAATTTTATCTTCCGATACAGTTGAAACTAATCCATATAGTGGATTTGAAATAGATGGAAATCCATCAAATCAAAGAACTGTTGAATGGTGTAAGCAAACAACAGACAAAATTATTGATGGGCAAATTGTGAGTAAGAGTAGAATTTTAAACGAAGCTCTTATCAATCCGACAACATACTTGATTCAATCAGTTGGAGTTGGTTCTGCTGTTGTATATGTCGAAAGTGTGAGAACATTTTTTGATTCTAACAAAGAAAATCAAACTACCATCAATACACAAACTATTTCAGTAACTTCACAAGATTCTATTGTAGGGGCATCTGCAACTGCTATTGTTTCTATTGCAGGTACAATTTCTTCATTAATAATCAGTGATGGTGGAGTTGGTTATACGACATCACCATCAGTAACTATTGCAAATCCTGTTGGATATGGAACAACTGCAAGAGCAACCGCAACTTCTACAATTTCTATTGGAGGAACTGTTTCTTCAATTTCAATAGTTTCTTCAGGATTTGGATACACAAGTACAAATCCACCAGAAGTTCTTATTGAAGTTCCGCAAATAATTTATGAAGTTAATGTATCTAATTCTTATGAGGGTGATTTTGGAATTATTGTTGGTGTAAATACAACATCTGTTGGAGTTGCTTCTACTGCATTAGTATTTGATTTTTATATTCCTACAAATTCATTCTTAAGAGATTCTTCTATCACTGGTGTTACTACAATTAGTGGAATACAAACTGGTTATTATTTTGTTATTCAAAATAGTAATATTGGTAATGGAGTGACTTCTTTATATGGTGATGGATCAATCTTAGGAATAGGAACACAATTCCTAGATAATGTCTATGAAGTATCTTCTGTTTCCATAGCCCAAACTTCGGTTCCAGGAATTGCATTAACTTATGTTGCAAGAGTAACAACTAGTGTTTCTGATTATAATTCTTTATCTGGAATTGGTTACAGTTCTTTCTTTGGTGATTATTCTTGGGGTAAAATTAATTTGGGCGAAAGATCTAATCCACAGATATTTAACTCTTATTTGGAAAATGGAATTACTGGTATAGTAACATCCGGGATAGTTAAGAGATTGCAACCTTTAAAGTATCTCAATTATAGTTAAATAAATAAGTAAAAACCATCTAGAAATGTCAGCAATTATAACTGATCAACTTCGTATATTAAATGCAAAGGATTTTGTTGTTAGTGTAGCTTCAACTACAAATTCTTATTATGCATTTGTTGGATTACCTAATGCAACAGAGGTAAATCCTTCTTGGGATATTGATCCTCCAGATCCTAGAGATAATTTTGATGAAGAGAACAATTATTGGGATACAATGATTGCACTCAAAAAAATTAATTCATCTGATGTAAAACAGGTTATTAGAAAAGTAACCTGGCAATCTGGAATTACTTATGATATGTATAGGCACGATATTAAGGCAGAAAATTCATCAAAGCCTTCCAATGCTATTAATTTATATGATGCGAATTATTATGTTGTGAATTCGGATTATCGTGTTTATATTTGTCTTCAAAATGGAACCAATCCAGAAAATCCTTCAGGAAGAGCATCTCTTGACGAACCAACTTTTACAGATTTAGAACCAAGAGAAGCAGGAACAAGCGGTGATGGTTATGTCTGGAAATATCTTTATACGATTAGTCCTAGTGACATTATTAAATTTGATTCAACAAACTTTATTCCAGTACCAGCAGATTGGGAAACTAATACTAATAATGCTGCGGTAAGAAATAATGCTGCAACTAGTGGACAATTAAAAATTGTAACAATTACTAACAGAGGAGTTGGTTTAGGAGCTGCAAATAGAACATATACTAGAGTTCCAATAAGAGGTGATGGAACTGGAGCAGAAGCAACTGTTGTAATTAATAATAATTCAAAAGTTGAGTCGGTAACAGTTTCTTCTGGTGGTTCTGGATACACTTTTGGAACCTTAGATCTTGCTTCTGGTGGAGTTCCAACAGGATCGACAAGTCCAGTATTTAATGTTATTATTCCACCTCAAGGTGGACATGGTGCGGATATTTATAGAGAACTTGGTGCAAGAAATGCACTTTTATATTCAAGAATTGAAAATGATACAGAAAATCCTGATTTTATAACTGGAAATCAAATTGCAAGAATTGGAATTGTTGAAAATCCTCAGGCATATGATTCCACGCAGATTCTTGATTTGGATAAAGCAAGTGCAACATATGCATTAAAACTTACAGGTGCTGGTTATAGTTCTGTTACTTTCACAACAGATTCATTTATTACGCAAACGATTGGAGTAGGATCAACAGCAGTTGGAAGAGTTATTTCATATGATCAAACTACTGGTGTATTAAAATATTGGCAAGATCGTTCTCTTGCCGGATTTAATACCGATGGAACACAAAATACATCACCAACTTATGGATTTAAGTTAAATAGATTTACTTCAAGTCCAAATACTGGTGGTTCTATAAACATTTTGGGTGGACCTGTAAATTTAGCAATTCAAACCTCATTTACAGGTATATCAACAGTAATAAATAATAGAACATATTATCTTGGACAGTCCTTCACGGAAGGAGTAGCGCAACCAGAAGTTAAAAAATATTCTGGTAATATTGTCTATGTAGACAATAGGCCATCAATAACAAGATCAATAAACCAAAAAGAAGACATCAAAGTTATTTTGCAATTCTGACGAATTATGCCACAAGAAACAAATCTCAATGCATCTCCATATTTTGACGACTTTGATCCAAATAATGAATATTACAAAGTATTATTTAAACCTGGTTATCCAGTCCAGGCTAGAGAGCTAACGACTTTACAGTCAATTTTACAAAATCAAATTGAAAAATTTGGGCAACATTTTTTTAAAGAAGGTTCTAAGGTTATTCCAGGAAATACTGCATATAGTGCAACATACTATGCAGTTCAGCTAGAAAATACTTATCTTGGTGTTCCTTTATCAGATTATATTGATCAAATAATAGGATCTAAGATCACCGGATTAACTTCTGGAGTAACGGCAGTTGTTAATACAGTTTTGCTATCTAATGATTCCGAAAAAGGAAATACTACACTTTATATAAGTTATCTTGGATCAAGTTCTCAAGATAATTCTAGATTACAATTTTTAAGTAGTGAACTACTTTCTTCGAGTGTAACAATCTCCTCTGCAAATACAATTATTTCTTCTGGTGAAGCATTTGCATCTACAGTGGCAACTGATGCAACTTCTATTGGATCAGCATTTTCGATTACTAATGGGATTTATTTTGCTAGGGGGCAATTTTTAACTGTAAATGATGAGACAATTCTTCTCGATCAATACTCAAATACACCAAATTATAGAGTAGGTTTATTGATAACAGAGAATGTTGTCAATTCTGACGAAGATCCTTCTTTAAATGACAATTCAAGAGGATTCAATAATTATGCAGCACCTGGGGCAGATAGACTTAAAATTACAACATCGTTATTTAAAAAGAGTTTAGATAATTTTGATGATTCAAATTTCATCGAACTTGCAACAATTCAAGATGGAATTCTTAGATCGAAGAGACAAACAACTGATTTTAGCATATTAGAAGATCAACTTGCAAGAAGAACATATGCAGAATCCGGTGATTATTATGTAACTCCTTTTGATATTAGTGTTAAAGAATCTCTCAATAACAATCAGGGAAATAGAGGTGTATTTAATACAAATCAACTTACCTATGGAGGTTCTGTTCCATCGGAAGATCTTGCATTATATCAAATTTCTCCAGGAAAAGCTTTTGTAAAAGGATATGAAGTTGAAACTATTGGTACAAATTTCTTAGATGTAGAGAAACCAAGAACTACAAAAACTTTAGAGAATCAATCAATAAATTATCAAACGGGAACTACTTTAAAGTTAAATAGAGTTTATGGTTCTCCAACTGTAGGAATTGGAAATACCTACATTTTAAGTCTTAGAGATTCTAGAGTAGGAATTGTATCTACAGTTGCTTCTGGAAAAGAAATCGGACTTGCCAGAGTTTATGATTTTAAATTGGATTCTGGTTCTTATAATGCAAATAATCAAAATCTTAATGAATGGAATATTTCATTATATGATGTGCAAACAATTTCAGAAATTACCTTAAATGAACCGATAACTTTATCAGTACCTACTTTTATTAAAGGAAAGTTTAGTGGAGCAACAGCATTTTTAAAGTCTCCAGTTTCTGCTGGAACTGCTTTAACAGTATATGAAAAATCTGGAGAATTTTTAAAAAATGAAAATTTTATCATCGATGGAATAGAAAATTCAAGAGTGGCAACTGCAGTAACTTCGTATGGTATGTCAGATGTCAAATCAATTTTTGGCATTGTCGGCGCAGCACAAACATTTTCTGCAGACATTATTCAATCAGAATTAGTTAATATTGGTGTTGCTTCTATTACTGCATATGATGACTCTGGAATTAGTACTATTACGAGCACAAATGCTGCTTTTCCTGGAAAGTTAAAGTCTGGAAATTTACTTAAATTTAGCAATCAAGTGGCATTCGATCCTGCTTTTGCTAAAGTAATAAGTGTTGGATCTACTCAAGTTACAATTACTGGTGTCACAACGGTAATTGGAGTTTGTGATGGAACTCTTCCAGATTCTCCTCTTCAGGTTTCAGATTTGAGAATTATTACGACAAGATTGCAAAATTCTGAAACAAATTCTCTTTATACGGAACTTCCGAAAAGAAATATTTCTAATGTAGATCTTACAAGTGCATCTTTAACAATAAGAAAAGCATATAATGTCAATATTGTAGGTAATGAACTTTCTTCTATAATTGTTGCAGGAGAAAATGAGACATTTTTACCATTCGATCCAGAAAGATATCTTTTAATTAGAAGTGATGGAACAACAGAGGTTCTTACTTCTGATAAAGTTTCTTTGACTGGCGGATCTAAACAATTACAAATTTATAATTTAGGAACTGATGATTCTGATGCAACTCTAATTGCAACATTAACTAAAATTAAACCAAAAGCAAAATCTAAAATTAAAAATAGAGTTAATAGTATTTTGGTAGATAAATCAAAACTTACTGCCTCTGGAATTGGAGCCACTACATTAAATGATGGATTAATTTATGGCAATTATCCCTATGGAACTAGAGTACAAGATGAAAATATTTCATTAAATGTTCCAGATATTATTGAAATTCATTCAATTTATGAATCTGCAGATACATCAAATCCTTCGGCACCAACGGCGATTCTTTCTTCAATTAGTGGACCTACTGGAAAAACTTCAGATCTTGTTATTGGTGAAAAAATTACGGGTCAGTCTAGCGGTTCCATTGCAATTTGTGCGGAAAGATTAACAGATTCAAAAATTTCGTTCATTCCAAAAAATAATATCAATTTTAGAGAAGGCGAAATAGTTACATTTGAAGAATCTAATATTCAAGCTGTTGTTTCGATATTAGATACTCCAAGTTTTAATGTATCATCAAATTACTCATATAGCAATGGACAAAAATCGTCATTCTATAATCACGGAACAATCAATAGAAAATCTGGTTCCAAGGAAGCAAGTAAGAAATTAAAAATTTACTTCTCTAATGGATATTATCAGTCTTCTGATGATGGAGATATTACTACAGTTGAATCGTATTTAGCATTTGACTATATTAAAGATATTCAATCAGTAAATTCTGTTAGAAATACTGATATTATTGATATTAGACCAAGAGTTTCATCTTATTCTATTTCTGAAGGGCAAAGATCTCCTTTAGAATTTTACGGAAGATCATTTACTGCCTCCGGAGACTCTGCAGCAAATATACTGGCATCAAATGAATCAATTATAACAAATTTCTCGTTCTATTTGGGACGAATTGATAGAGTTTATTTAACTAGAGATGGAAAGTTCCAAGTAAAGTATGGAATTCCATCAGAAAAACCAGAAAAACCAGTTTCTGTTGATGATTCTTTAGAAATAGCACAAGTTTCTTTACCACCATACCTCTATAATGTATCTCAAGCATCTTTAACTTTCTTGGATCATAAGAGATATAGAATGGTTGATATTAAAAATCTGGAAAATAGAATTAAGTCTCTTGAGTATTATACTGCATTATCTTTGCTAGAAACAAATACGACAAATCTTTTTGTACCAGATGCTGCTGGATTGAATAGATTCAAGTCTGGATTCTTTGTAGATAACTTTACATCTCTATTAGCGCAAGAAGAAGGAATTGAGTTCAAGAATAGTATTGATATTAAAAATAAAGAATTAAGACCACAACACCACACAGATTCAATTGATTTAATTGTTGGTCCGGTTGAAAATGTTGATCCGAATAGAGATTTAGCCTTTGCGTCTCCAGGAGGAACAAATATTGTCAAGAATGGTGATGTAGTTACTTTAAATTATTCTGAGGTTGAGTGGTTAAAGCAAACATTTGCAACTAGATCCGAAAGTGTAACACCATTCTTGGTAAGTTTTTGGCAGGGTTCTATGGAACTTACTCCTGCATCAGACACTTGGATTGATACAGTAAGACTTGAAGCAAAAATTATTCAAACAGAAGGTAATTATGCAGAAACTCTTGAACTTGCATCAAGAACGCTGAATGTAGATCCACAAACAGGATTTGCGCCAACTGTTTGGAATGCATGGGAGACAAATTGGACTGGAACTGAAATCATCGATTCAACAAGAACAAGAACAATCGGTGGTGGTGGGGATATAAGTGTTCAGGGTCCAGGTGGAAGGTCCAGAACTAGAAGTTGGACAGAAACAGTAACAGATCAGGTTGTAGAAGATACTCTGAGAGAAATTAGAGATACTGGAGTACAAACTAGAACTGGAACCAGAACTGTTGTTACAGAACAATTTGATACTACATCTGCTGGAGATAGAGTCATAAGCAGAAATCTGATTTCATTCATGAGATCAAGAAACATTCAGTTTATTGCTAAAAAAGTTAAGCCATCAACACAACTTTATGGATTCTTTGATGGTGTTGATGTCACAAAGTATTGTGTACCAAAGCTTTTAGAAATCAGCATGATTTCTGGTGTTTTCCAAGTCGGAGAAACTGTTGTTGGAACAACTAGAACAGTTGGTTCTGCACCTCTAAATCCAAAAATTACTGATCCGGGCATTACTTTTAGAGTTGCACAATCAAATCATAAAGAGGGTGAGTATAATTCTCCAACTAAGGTATTTACGACAAGTCCATATACTGGACAAGTAGTTCCAAATACATATTCTTCAACATCAACAATATTAAACATAGATACCTTTTCACTTTCAAATCAACCAGAAGGAAGCTTTTTCGGTTATGTAGAGTCTGGAATGATTTTAATTGGTCAAACTAGTGGAGCTCAAGCAACAATATCTAATGTTCGCTTGATATCTGATATCTCTGCAACTCTGATTGGAAGTTTCTATATTCCAAATCCAAATCTGACAAATAATCCAAGATTTGAAACTGGAAATAAAGTATTTACTCTTGTTAATAATGAGACAAATGACCAAAATACTGCTACAACGATTGCGGAAGAAGGATTTATTTCTAGTGGAACTTTAGAAACTGTTCAAGAAAATATAATTTCAGTAAGAAATGCAAGAATTGAAAACAAAAGAGAGTTTGAAGAAAGAACGGTTGCTAGAACTACTGGTACACAAGTAGTAGCAACAAATGTTATATCTACTCTCCAAAGACAGAGAACAGTTACTCAATGGTATGATCCTCTTGCACAATCATTCTTAGTTGATGATGAAACGGGAGTATTTTTAACAAAATGTGAGGTGTTCTTTGCATCTAAAGATGATTTAGATATTCCTGTGACTTTCCAGTTAAGGACTATGCAGGGAGGATTTCCAACACAAAAAGTTATTCCTTTCTCGGAAGTAATTCTTGATCCTTCGGAAATTAATACTTCTTCTGATGGATCAGTTCCAACCACCTTTACATTTAAAGCGCCAGTTTATCTTGAAGGTGGTACAGAATATGCGATTTGTTTGGCGTCATTGTCAACGAAATATAGTGTATACATTTCAAGAGTTGGTGAAAATGATTTAATCACACAGACATTTATATCAAATCAACCATATCTTGGATCTCTATTTAAGTCACAAAATGCTTCAACTTGGGAACCAAGTCAATGGGAAGATCTCAAATTTACTCTTTATCGTGCCGATTTTGTTACTGGAGGATCCATAGATTTTTATAATCCAGAACTTTCTGAAGGAAATGGAGAAATTGCTACATTACTTCCAAATTCATTAAACCTCTCCTCTCGACAAATTAGAGTCGGTCTTGGGTCTACACTGCAAGATTCGGAATTGGTATTTGGTAACACTATATTGCAACAAGGCACAAATGCATCGGCTAACTATATTGGAAATGCTGGAATTGCAACGGGAACTTTAAATATTATTAATTCTGGTATTGGATATACTCCATCTTCTGGAACATATCAATTTAATGGAGTTCCACTTACAAATATTACAAGTAATGGTAGAAATGCAAAAGCTGATATTACTATTGAAAATGGTGTAGCAATTGCAGCAACAATTTCAGAATCTGGTAGTGGTTATGTTGTTGGTGATGTTCTTGGAATTGGTACTATTGGAGCAAATTCTTTAGGTACAAATGCAAGACTTTCTCTTGTCTCAATTGCAAATACAAATGAGTTCATTTTAGATAATGTTCAAGGAAACTTTGTACTATCGGGTGTTGGAAATACAGTTCAATATATTAATAACTCTGGAATAACTACGACTTTAAATAGTACTTCTGGTGGAAATGTACAAATTGATAATATAAGTATTATAAATGATGGACTTCATATTTTAATAAACCATAAAAATCATGGAATGTATTTTGATGAAAATTATGTAACAATTTCAGATGTTCAATCTGATATTATTCCAACAAAATTAATAAACTCATATGATTCAACATCAACAGATCCAATTCTTGTTGATAATTCTTCTAATTTTGGAACTTTTGAGAATATTGGAATCGGAACAACTAATCTTGGATATGTATTAATTGGTGACGAAATTATTTCATACAGTTCAACTTCATCGGGAAGTCTTGGTGGAGAAATTTCTAGAGGAGTTGATTCTACTATTTCTCGAAATTATCCAGCAGGAACATTGGTTTACAAATATGAACTCGGTGGAGTTTCTCTGAGAAGAATAAACAAGACTCACAACTTAGATGATGTTACTGTATCGAATCCAATTACATTTGATTCTTATAATGTTAAACTTGATATGGGATCTAGTGGAGTTGATAGAACAGATGGAATAAGTTTTCCAAAACTTTATATAAATCAGACAAAATCTGCTGGTGGATATTCGGTAAAAGCAACACAAAACATTCCATTTGAAATTATCACACCAGTTGTTCAAAATTTAACAGTTCAAGGAACATCAATAGATTCTGAAGTTAGAACAGTAAGTGGTTCTAGTATTAGTGGTAATGAAATTCCATTTGCAGAC